TATATACATTTCTTGTAAATCTTGAATAGCTTCCATTTCATTAACAAGATTGTGAAGCGATCCGTGATTGCCGCCCATAACTGAATGTATCATCACGCGGCAATTTTTGCCCATCTTTCTTTTGCCGTGGGTTCCACTGGCAAGAAGTAAAACACCAGCAGACATAACTTTACCCATTCCAATGGTGCTAATGTCTGTAGTTTTTTGTACTAATTTCATAATGTCGTAAAGTGCGAACATATCATCAGCAGAGCCGCCATAGGTTGAGAGATAAAATTCAATATCTTTCTTGTCTTCATCTGGCGATTCTTTATTTATTTCGTTCATGTATAAAAATGCATGAATTATCTCTGCAAGTTTTTCTTCTTGTATATCTCCAACGAGCCCTATGACTCGCAGATCTGGTTCGGGCGGCTGTTTTGTGTCGCTGGCATCAAGAACGATGATGTTTTTTTCTTCAAAAATATTATTCAACTTTTCCTTAATACGTTTAATCATATTACTCTCTTGTTACAAAATCTGTGATATATTTTCTATTGTCTTCCAAAAAGACCATGGCGCTTTTCCAATCATCAAAATCAGCTAATTGTACAAAGAATTTTCCATGTGCCTCTATAATCCTTTTAATTGACTTTCTTTTGAAGAGAGATACTTCTTCACTAAGTAAATAGCAAACTGCATTTATATTTTGTTTACTATCGTCATTTTCATTCATTATCTTTAAGCGAAATTCTTTTGCATAATAAAAATCTTCTAATGCCCTAGAAAGAACAAATAACGCAATCAATTGACTTGATCGTATTATACTAATGCTTTTCTTTGTTGCATTTAAAAAGTAGAATGCTTTGCACGTTATGTAACCAAATAAAAAAAATAGCACATAAAATAAATAAGAATGTTCCATTTACTTATCCAATTTGACCCTAAAGTAAATAACCACTAGAAAATTAATTCCCTAGTGGTTATTATAATCGCTCGTGAAGATTATGTCAACTATTTTTTTGTTAATCTCGCAAAAATTCTTTCGGTAAGTTCATCAATTGTTTTGGCTTTCTTATTTTCTTTCGCTAAACGAGCGGCAACTCTTTTGGCCACTTCTTTGACAAGAGCCTCTTCGTTTTCGTATAGACTTCGGCTGCCCGGTAATTCTTCTTCTTCTGGCTCTAGACCGCCAAGTTCCTCACCTCCCAGTGGCGGTTCTAATTCAGCTTCGGGCTCTAATTCAGCTTCGGGCTCTAATCCAACTTCTTCTTCGGCGCCGGCTTCGCCTTCAACACTTACTTCGACTCCGAGAACATCCTGCAAAACATCAGCAAAACCTTGTGCTAATTCAGCCGCAACTTCTTCATCGACGGCGGAAGCAGGCTCTTCAACGCCCAATTCATCTTCGGGGCCCAATTCGACTTCGGGTTCTAATCCAACGTCTAATTCGGCTTCTCCGGGGGGGCCTCCGGGGGGGCCTAAGCCCAATTCATCTTCAACTTCTTCTTCTTGCTCATGAAAATTACCATGCATTTCGTGCAATCTATCTTCGCCAACAGGAGCCATGCTGGCCAGCTTCATGAAGCGACGAACCTCAGATTCAGTCAAAAGTTTCTTTTTACGAGCCATTATATAAATCTCCTTTAGATCAACTCATCAGTAATTAGTAAAGATAATCGATAAATACCTCAAAAAAGTAAACTATTATTAGTACAACGTTTTTTCAGTTTTTCTAATGCCTGAGTTTCTATCTGTTTTACTCTTGCGAATGATATTCCTAAACGATCCGCGATTTCTCTTAAAGTCATTCGACCATTTCTATATATAGATATCAAAGTGCAATTTTGTTCGTCCTTGTGTTCTATCCAAAGCCGACATTCTTTATGTATGCAGGGGATTTTTTTTTGCATGCATAATCGAGAGCATGCCAATAAACCATCTTCATTTTTCATAAGTCTGGAAACTCCTGTTCTAATACGTCAAATATGTTTTCTACTTCACCTTCAGATAAGGCAAAATCTTTTAATTTTTGCTTGCCTTTTTCGACAAGTTTTTTAGACTTTGCTTTTCTTATTTTTGATTTAAAGGCTATCTCGTTTGTATATTCAAGTACGCGAGGATCATCGTTTAAAAGTCCAGTGATGATATGTCGAAAAAAACTAGATTGCGTAATTCTTAGATATTTTAATTTTAATACAAGTTGCGCATGTCTATGATCATTCTCGGTAAAAACTATTCGCTTTGTTAAATTCCCGTAATCAATGTCAGTTGCCATTTTACCACTTCCTGCTCATAATATGTGTATTGCTCTCGCTAAGACCAGAAGAAGTTTGAATGGCAAACTTTGCAATTGCATGCAATATATCTAAATTTTGGGCCCCAGAATAACTAAAGCCAGATCTAATTCCTTGTTCTAAATCTTTCAAAATAAATCGGACGGGCCCTCGATATGGAACCCGCGTAGATACGCCCTCAAGAGAACTATAACGACCACGCCAGCCTATTTGCGCTTCCTTGCTCGCCATTCCTCGATAAGACTTCCACCGCTTGCCATCAACCTCTTCAAAAATATTACCCGGAGTTTCATCAGTTCCAGACAACAATGAACCGCATAACACGGCATCTGCGCCAGCAGCAATAGCCTTTACAACGTCGCCGGAATTCTTAATGCCGCCATCAGCAATAATTTTTACATTACGATCAGTCTGTGCGCAATCTAAGATTGTTTGTAATCCGGGTATACCATGACCCGTTTGGATCCTGGTAGAACAAATGGATCCGCCGCCTATATTGCATCTAACAGAGTTAGCTCCCCAATCGGCTAAATCATTAATACCTTGCAAAGTCGCTATATTTCCAGCCATTATATGAAAATTTTCACCTAAAACCTTTCGAAGTTTGTATAAAGCATTTTTCATTAAAATATGGTGGCCATGTGCTATGTCTACACAAATAAAAGAGGCGCCTGCCTCATAAAGCGCCGTAGCCCTATCAAGAAAATCTCCCGATACGCCTATAGCACCTCCAATTACAAGATCATTAAGACTGTGATCGTGCAAAGACCGAATAATTTTAATTTCGTGAATTTGTTCTTCAATTGTATTATAACGATGGATAATCGCGCTTCCGCCCGACCGATGCATTGCAATGCCCATTGGGGCTTCTGATATCGTATCCATTGGAGAAGCTATAACTGGAAGGAAAAGTTTAAGTCCGTTACCTAAATCCGTTGATATGTCGATATCGCTTCTAGATGCTATCTCAGAATATTGCGGAACCAGTAAAACATCATCGTATGATAAACATTTCTGAAACATTTTATCCTTCCGCTTCTATAAATGATTTAATCTCTGAGAGATCATACCATGTCTCTTTATTGGGTTTACTAGGCTCCGGCATCACTTTAATTCTAGGCTTCGAATCGCCAATCTTCATAACACAAATTGTAGGGACACCTCGAAAATTTAAAATATCTTGAACGGTGGGATAATCTGCTACGTTAAAAGCAAAAAATAACCGGCCGCTTTCGTCGCTGTTGGCAATTTGCTCAAAATCTTCCTTAAGTTTAACACAATAATGACAACCATTACTATAAAATTTAACAATTACATTCGCCGGTTGTTTGACCTTTCCAGATAGAAGCTTTTGCAAAGCCCCCTTACTTAATCTACTAACCAATGTTTCCTCCATATCTTTTTCAATCACCTACATTCTCTTCTGAAATATCTGCTTGATTATCGAACAGATCATGAGTCTGCATGGGCGTTAGTTCTCTTCTATTAGTTTCCATAATCTCGATTGCTTTTTTAGTCTTATTGATACATTCGGGACAAAATAATCTTACCCTTTCTCCGTTAACAACGACACTCCATGAAAACGCCATTTCCTTATCTTTTCTGTCAAACGGTTCTTGACATGCATTGCATTCCTCCGGCAAGCTTCCGAAAAGATGAATCCTGTCAGCCATCAATTGTTCTGGATCGTTTTTTTGCCGTTTTTTCTCGGCTGTTCGTCGTTGCTTTCTATTCATCGGCTTAAGGTGTCCATTTTAGGATTGGCGCAGCGATCTACGACCTTTCTAAACACTACAACTGCTGACGGAAACGGAGCGCTATTCTCGCTATCGCCAAACTTAAGGCGACCTTTTACAAAAAAGACCATTTCAGCTTTCATCACGTAATCATGCCAATATCTCGTATCTGTTCTCGCGGGAATTAACATTACAACTGTTGTATCCGGATCTTGAGCTTCTTCGTAGCCTTTTTTGAGCCATTCGCCAATTCCTCTGCCATATGGCGGATTTGCAAATACTGTATGTCCTTTCCAATCTTCCAACAAGCCATCATCGTCTTCAGTAAAGAAATGTTTACATTTATTATTGAAGGGGCTAGCGCAAGGATCTAAAGTAAAAGGTCCAAATCTCCAATTCAACTTGTCAAAAAAATCTTGTGGTGTTTCCCATTCACTTGTTCTGCT